GCTGGACGCGGCGCATGAGGTTTTCCCGATAGGCCGCAGCTCCTGCATGGCCGCCCGGCCCTCCACCCCAATCGTTGAAGACGTTGCCGCCGCGCGTCATGCGGCCGCCCTGCCATTGACCGTTCGGGTCCGTCGGCAGGCCCTGATCGGTGGCGCCGCGGATCAGGTTCGAGCCTGCCAGCGCGGAGTCGATGGCGCGGTTCATCCGCGCATTGAGTTCTGGGTTGCGGCGCAGTTGCGCTATTGCGCTCGGCAGCTGGCCGCGATTGATGGGCCCATAGAATCCGCTGTGCAGCGCGCCGTGCACCGAGCCGCCGGAGTAATCCATCCGGTTCATCAGGCTTTCGGCGACCGGCACAGGATCATGCGCGCCTTCCGTCAGCAGCATGCCGGCGACCTGGTCGCGCAAGCCGGGATTGTCGCGCATCTCTTGGGCGAAGCGTTCGCGCCGTGCCGCGAGATAGGACGAGCCGGATAGGCCCTCGCCGACGTTGTCGCGTCCGCTGGCGGGCGTGCCGCGCTCGGTATGGTGAGTGGCCCGGTCAGACAAGTGCGCAGCGTGGCCGTGCGAGACGGGCGCGTGCGGGCCATGCGCATGGTGCGATGACCCGAGCTCGCTCTGCCAGTCTCGCCCGGCGTGCTCGAAACCACCAAGGTCGGGCGTGAAGGTGTCGTCGCCTTGCGTGACGACGCCCACCTGACGCCCGTCCATGGTGATGATGCCGACCTGCATCGCTAATTGATCGCGACCTTGCGGCTAGCCATGCCTTCCAAGCGCAGCGTCACGGTCTTATCGCGGCTGATATTGCCGTGGTCGGTGAGAAAGATCACCATGTTCTGGTACTGGTAGCGACTGATCGAACCGTCGGGGTTGGCGATCGTCTGTTGCAGATAGCCGCTCTTGACGATACTGCCGGCGCGGAACTTGGCTGCTGCCGCCACCATGAAGTCTTCCAACGCCGACCCCGTGCGGGTGATCTGGAAATTGATGGCATAGCCGTCCTCGACGTAGGCGAAGGACGGATCGTCGTTATATGGAGTGTTCTTGAGCAGGTGATGGCCTGCCTTGATATCGACGTCCTGAACGTCGCCGAGATTGACGATGCCGGCGTCGCTGTCGACATAGAACAACGCGTAGTCGACGCCAGTGTTCATACCGTTCGTGGGCAATGTTGCCTCCTATCGCAAGGAATATGTTTGATGATGGGGATGACTGGCGACGCGCCGCTTAAACGGTCGTGTTGACGGCGGCTGCAGCGAAGGAGGTGCTTGACGATTGCACGACGACATTTCCGCCGCCCATGAACTTAACCACGAAAAACCGGATGATGTTGAGATAGCGAACCTGCCAAAAGAGGAAGAGATAGCCCTGCGCCTGCAGATTCGGCGGGTTGTTGGTGAGGTCGCAGACCACGGTCCACGGAGAATCGATCATCCCCTGCCCGTTGATGCCCGTTCCGACTTGCGGCGAAGCAAGTTCGGCCGAGAAACCGTCGAACAGCGCCTTGGCCTGAGCGCGGGTCTGGTCGTTCGGCTGGGTCGACTGCGTTAGGCCGACGAAACTACCCGCCGCCTTGCTCTGCGAGGCGCGGGTCAGGAAGTTCGTCATGCGAGTGTATTCGTCGCCGTTCGCCGCCGTGTTGCTCGACGTGTTGCGCGCGGTTCCGAATGAGAAGTAGTAGCCGCCCGGCGACGACTGCGGCGGCAGCACCACGTCGATGCCGCCGGTCTCGATCTGCGACAACTCGGTGTCGGAGTAGGTTTGGCCCAACAGCGAACGCTGAGTGGCGACCACGCCGCCGAGTTGCTTGTTGAGCGCACTCTGCTGTGGCGAGAGATTGCCATACATACCGAGCGCAAACGCGGCCGGATTGATCAGGCGGGTGAGGCCGTTATAGGTGTCCTGGAAATAGGTCCAGTCACCAAGGATCAGCTTGAACCAAGGCGAGTCCACGCCAGAGTTGATGCGAGTGGCAAGCGCGTTGTTAATGGTGTCGCCCGCCGGCGTCGAATGGATCGCATAGCAGGTTTCCGATAGCGCAAACGCGGCAATGGCCGCATAGTCCGCCGTCGTCGACAAGTCGCACAGCGTGAAGCAGTCGACATTAGCCGAGCGCAGCGCATACATACCCTTGCGCGGTACGATGTCCTGTCCCATCAGCGTGGCGTCGGTCACGCCGGTGTCGCCGTCGGTGCCGCCCGTCAGCGTGGTCACCGAGGCCAGCGTCGGCGGCGTGGTCGTCACCAGAGCGGTGCCGATGATAGATCGCGAAGGGCCAGCATAAGCGTTGCCATTGTTGATGGCGTTGGCAAGGTTGGTCCAGAACGTCTGCCAAGTTCCGGTGCCGCCGGTCAGGGTCGCGCCGGACAACGTGATCGCGGTCGCGGACTTTGCAAGGGTCAGCGCGTTGCCGGCGGTGCCGGCCTGGGCGCCGGAATTGCCGAACTGGTTCGCGGTAATCTTGAGTGCGGAACCAGACAGCGAATAGGTGCATTTGACAATGCCGGTGTCGGCCGAACTCTGCAATAGCGACAGCAAGCTTGCCAGCGTCACCGCCAGCGAAGACCCGATATTGACCTGCAGGCCAGTGGCACCGGAGGCCACGAAGGTGATCGCCGAACCCGCAATGGTCAGCGTGTCGTTGGCGCTCGGCTGGCCTGAGAACGTCGCGGTGCCAGAGGCGGGCATCGGCCCCGTGATGTTGTTGATCTGCTCGGCGGCAAGGCCGGGGAAGGCAATCACAGCCATCCACGAGTTCGCCAGCGTGCCGTTCTGAATCGAAAACTGGATGCTGTTGCCGAGCGAGCCGGTGCATTTGCCGGTAATCGTGATTCCGCTGCTGACGGTGGCACTCGCGGCAACGTCGGTGCCATCGGAGACGCGGATACCATAGAAGCCCACCTCGCTGCCAACCTGCGTCGCCGCCGCCACATAGGAGGCGATGTCGTAGTTGCGGACCTTTGGTACGCCGAGATTGATGGCGCAGTCCTGCGGCTTGGAAATCGGGATCAGTGAGTTGAGCTGGCCCCAGCTGCCGACGCCGACCAGACCTTCGATATTGGTCGGGGTTCCAGCGATAAACGGCTGCGGCAAAATGATGTCTGTATAGACGCCGGGGTTGGTCAGCGCGGCCAGATTCATCTGGCCGTCAAGGAACGTCTGCGACATTGCGTCGTCTCCAATAAAAAACCCGCCTCAGAGGGCGGGCGGGCTTTCGGGGGAACGCGGGTTGGGTGAGGTTAGTCGTGATCCTGCGGTGCGGCGGGTGCCTCATTGGCGGTCGCTGCGCGCTTGATGACATGGGTGTGCTGCGGACCGTCGAGCACCAGCGCCACTTCATCGGCGGCGGTGATCATGTCGCCCTTCTTGTAGGGTCCGAAGGGCTCACGAACGACGAGGTGATAGTTCACGGGCGGCCTCTCTTTTAGGTTATGGCGGTGGCGATGGCGGAATCGTCGGGTTTGGCGATCGAGATATCTGCCGAGGTGATCGTGTAGCCCGGGAATTGCTCGACGGTGGCGTACTCGGCCTCGAAGATCAGGTCGCGGCGGTAGAGGTTGGCCTTTTCCATCTGGTCGCTCGACATGGTGCGCTGGTAGCGCAAGATGCATTGCGACGTGTCGGGCATGGAGACCTTCTGGTGCTGCTTGATGGCCACATCGGCCAGGATCGCAGCCGCCGTGCGCAGGCCGTCGTTCGGCGCCCAGACCGACACCATGATCGAGTGGCACTGCCGTCGAATGACGTTGCCCATCACGGCCTGGCCGCCCTGCCTGACCACCATCGAATGACCGAAAGGCACGGTCAGCGTCGTTGCTGTCGAGGTGGCGGCATATCCTGCCGCCACTGCCTGCGCGGCGAGCGCCGACAGCATCGTGGCCACATCGGCGCCGGTTTGCGAGCAGACCGTCGCTCCGTCGATCACCAGCGTCAGGAACTCGCCGGGCGACAACGTGCCCGACACGGTGATGACATTGCCGGCGACCGCGACCGTCGTGGTGATCGCCGGCGGTGTGATGACATAGGTGTGGTCGAGCAGCTGATAGGTGTTGGAATACGCGCCCGAGAGCGGATAGACCGTGATCTCGCACTTGCCTGCTGCCAGGTCCGCGTCGAGCTGCGCCGGCAACGGCCAGCCGCGTCCGATGCGCGCGGCCGCGGCATTCGGCAGCACAGAGGGTTGGCTCGTGCCGTTCGGATAGATCGCGCCAGCCACGATATTGACGATCTTGGTCTCGACGTCGGTGAGGTCGGCCATGATCAGGTTGTCGCCAGTTTGGCCATGACGCGCCAGCCGAGGCCAGAGCGCTCCGACGATGAGACCGTGTAGCGCCGCACCGGCGAATTGGCGTCGGTGATGATGTCGCTGGTGCGGATGTCGATGCCGTCGAGGGCCGGCAACAGCACGATGAAATACGGATTCACGTCATCCATGGGCAGCGACGCGCCCGAGTTCTTGCCCCGCGCCTCATAGATCAGGCTGCATGGCCAGGACGAGATGATAGGCGTCTCGGTGTCGGGCGTCGCCCCGATATAGGAGACCGCGCCGATGCTGTCCTGACCGCTCGCACGCAGCACAGAGACGGTGTTGTTGCACTGGACGCACAGGATCGGCCCCAGATCCTGCTTTGAGATCACGAAATAGGTGCCGTGACCCTCTGCGGTCAGATAGTCGCCGACGTTGACGTTGGTGCCGTCGAATAGACCGTGGAACAGCG